TTAAAAACATCACATTCAATATCCAATAAAAATATATACACTAAAATAGTTTTAGACTGATGAGAAAGAAAGAAGTTAAATTACCAATGACACCAATTACTGAAGCAACCTTTATAAGACAAGGTTGGACAAAAATTGTAGGTGGTGATGGTATTGGAGAAAATGGTGAAGGTGAAGATGGGCATTATTATTGGACACTAGCAATTCCAAAATATAGAAATGATGAATTTTCACCACAACTAATATCCAATTCAACAGATGAACAATTAATGCTTAAAGAAATTGGATTAAAGCCAGGACAATTTTTTATTGAAATGATGGATATGGATGGGTTGGGTTGGTGTGGTAGTGAGGAAGAACTTGATGTACTATATTCAGCTCTATGTGGTGAGGATATTGAAGAAAATTTGGAAAATTAAAAATAAATTAGTATATTTGTATTATGAAAAATTATAACGAAAAACAATTGGAAGAAAATTACGAAAAGTTTTTGAACTTAGTTCGTAAGGCTTGTAGTTCTAATCCTGAGAGATTAGAAAAATTATTAACAATGTATTCTATGGACGAATTAGGTCCTAATTTAATTATATCACCAGCTAGTGGTAATTTAAATTATCATAATGCATATGAAGGTGGATATATAGACCACATTTTAAATGTTTGTAAAAATTCACTTCGTATGAAAAAATTATATGAAGAAGCGGGTGGAAGTATAGATTTTACCGATGACCAATTATTGTTTGCAGCACTTCATCATGATTTAGGTAAGTTGGGTATTAAAGATGAATTACATTATGTACCAAACGATTCAAAGTGGCATATTGATAATAGAGGTGAACTATACAAACGAAATGAAAATATTCCGTTTATGAGTATTACCGATAGAACATTTTTTACTTTAAATCATTATGGTATTCAATATAGTGAAAATGAATATTTTGGTATTAAACTTACAGATGGTTTATATGACGATGATAATGAAAAGTATTTCAAAACATATGATACTTCAAAATATCTTCGTTCTAAAATTCAATACATACTACATTGGGCAGACCATATGAGTACAATTATTGAAAGACAGACGGCATAAATTTTAATTTGATTATATTTATGAACTGATAGAGCTGGCCAGCATATCAGCGTATCATCCAAAAGGAGATACAAACTAACGCTTAAAAAAGGTAAAATTATGAAAAATCAAATTCATCCGGGATTCCCTATTCCCCAATTTAGGGACGAGTTCTTCTCACCATTAGATACTTTATTTGATAAAGTATTTTCAGAATCATTTCCTCAATTATCAAAGGAAATTGGCATTAACCCATTCCAACAAAATGCTTATCCAAAATGTGACATCATTAATTTTGATGACCGTATTGAGATTGTAGCAGAGGTTCCAGGATTAACCAAAGAACAAATTACCATTGATGTAGATGGTGATGTGATTACACTAAAAGGAGAAAAATCAAGTAAAGCAACCGAAAAAGAAGGTGGGGTATATCTTCGTAGAGAAGTTAAACGTTCATCATTCTTAAGAAGTTTCACAGCTGATTCTAAAATCTTCGATTTAGATAAAGTAAAAGCATCGTTTGAAGATGGTGTATTGGAATTACAAATACCAAAGAGAGAACCCGAAAAACCAAAGAAACGAACAGTTTCAATTGGTTAATTTATTCTAAACAACAAACTAACAATAATGGGGGTGGTTAATTTCACCCTCATTTTTATTTTGAGTATATTTATATATACAATTTAAAAAAACAAATTATGAAACCAGAATACAAAATGAGAGCTCAAGAGCATTTGGAAGCTATCACTAAAAGAGCTAAAGTTATTGCTGAAATGTTAAAAGGTGAAAGACCTGCAGACCAAGCACAAGCAATTAAGTTATCAAATGAAATCGAAAGATTAGTAGAACTAACAACAAACATAGTAGATTTATCGTAATATGAATTGGTTAAAGTATTTAGTTGGATTATCAGCAATCATTGTTGCAGGATGTGCAGCCTACTTTTCTGTAACAGGTTTAGGTGTTCTATTTGCCGGTGCTTCACTATCGGTAATGGTAATGGCAGGTGCATTAGAATTCGCTAAATTAGTAGCCGCAACATATTTGAAACAACAATGGGATACTATTAAAGGATTCAATAAATGGTACTTAGCTATATCAGTAGCAACACTTATGTTAATTACATCAGCTGGTATCTTTGGATATTTATCAAATGCTTTCCAACAACAAAACTTAGAACTACAAAAAATTGAAAGAGATATATCGGTGTATCAATCACAAATCACTAAAAATGATACGGAGATTGCTCGTTATACAACTCAATTAACCAACCAGCAAAACATTCGTAATTCACAAGAAAGTAACTTATCCAAACAAATTGATAAGGATAAATCTACTTCAAGGGTTACACAAATGATTAAAACAGCTGATAAAGAAATAACAGCAGTATCCAAACGCATCGATGAACTAACTATACAAAACAATGTAGCGTTAGATTCAATCAATTCAATTAAGAATAACAACATTCAATTAGAAAGAGAAGTTGGTGGATTTCGTTTCGTAGCAGAAGCATTTAATGTTCCACTTAACGATGTTGTAAAATTCTTTATCCTTATAATTGTATTAGTATTTGACCCATTGGCAATTGCACTTATTATTGCGTTTAATGGTTTGATTATGAAACGTAAAGAAGATGATGATTTGTCAGATTGGGATGCTACATTAGGAGATGGATTGGATGAATTGATGGATGAGAATTATAAGGATTATGAGGTATATGGTGATAAGAAAAGACGAGAGGATTTATTAGCCGAAATGATGAAAAATGACCAAGAGTTAGGATTATACGATGAACCAATAACTCTATCAGAAAAAGATTCGGAAGTATTCTTTAATGAAATAGAAAATCCATCAGAACCAAACGAACAATTAGTTAATGCAGCTACTCAATATAATGAGGACATAAAAAAAAAAGAAATTGATTCCGCTACAACAATTGTGGAAGAAGATGAAGTAACGTTAACTGATGAAGAAAAGGCTGCATTGGAACCTGAAATAACCGATGAGATATTAATGAACCTTCAAACTGATTACTCAAAGAGACCTATTGATTATGATGGTGATGGTACTATTGATGGATATGATACCGATGGTGATGGTATAATAAATATTGTAAGAGCAGAACATCCATCTAGAGCATCTGCAATAAAAAATATGTTACCGTACTATGCTAGACCATCGTTTAATTGGGATGACCGTAGAAATTGGATAAATGACCAAAATGCGGTTAATTATTGGATAAAAAATATTAAACCTTCACAATACCCTACTGACTTCTCCGGAAAATCTTATTAATATTTGGTAAATTGGAATTATTTTCGTATATTTGTATAACAACAAATTATACCAAAATGATAAACTTAGGATACGCATGTATTAATATGAGTATGGGTAAAAAAGTAACCACTAACCGAGCTATGGTTAAACGTACTTTTCAATCCAAAGGCTTAGATTATGTTTCCGAACTTGCATTACTCAATGCAAAAGATATCGTTAAAATTTTAGAGTGGAATCGATTAAACAATATATCTTTGTTTAGATTATCATCCACTATTGTTCCGTGGGGAGACCATATTGATTTAACTCAATTAAAAGATTACAAAGAAATTAAATTTGAGTTAAAGAAAGCGGGTGATTTCGCTAAGTTTTGGAATATGCGAGTTAATTCACATCCCGGTCCATTTGTTGTATTAACATCTCCAAATGAAGAAGTAGTTAAGAACGCAATTGCTGATTTAGAATTACATGGTAAGATATTTGATATGATGGGGTTATCTAAAACCAGATTCAACAATATCAATATTCATTGTAATGGTGTGTATGGTGATAAGCAATCTGCAATGGATAGATTCATCCAAAACTTTAAAAGGTTATCACCATCAGTTCGTAATAGGCTTACGGTGGAGAATGATGATAAAGCTTCTATGTATTCAGTATTAGACCTTATGTATATTCACAAACATACCGGTATTCCAATTGTATTTGATTATCACCACCACCAATTTTGTACAGGTGGATTGAGTGAAGAAGAAGCTCTTAAATTAGCAGCAACAACTTGGCCGGAAGGGATTAAGCAAGAAGTTCATTACTCTGAATCAAAAGCATTGCACGAAAATAATCCAAAAGAAAAACCACAAGCTCATTCAATTTATATTAACTCACTTCCAAATACATACGGATTGGATGTAGATGTTATGGTGGAGGCAAAGGGAAAAGAATTAGCAATATTACCTTTTATTAAATGTTAACATATACCGCCATATTAGTATTTCAAGTTCTTTTCAATGTATTTAAAACAATGGAAATTAAATATACATACGAAAATAGATTAAAAGATTTATTACTTAATTCAGTTTGGATTAATTTAGTATCTTTAGCTGGTATGTATTTTTCATTACAACCATTGTTATTTGAAAAAGATTATTTAGTGTTACCTTTTTATATTGGTGGTAGTGTATTAGGTAAGTGGGTAGCAATGACTCAAATGGATAATCAAGAATCTAAGTTATTTTCATTCTTCAAAAGTAAAACAGAACAAATAAATAAAAATGGCAAAAGGAATACTAGAATTCGACCTAAATGAACCAGATGATATAATGGCTCATAAAAGAGCTACTAAAGCAACTGATATGGCTTTAGCGTTATGGGATATAACACACAATACAAAGAAAGGATTGGAGTGGTCTATGGAAGGTAAGGAGATTGATAAATACGAAGCGTTAGAATTAGTATATGAAAAGATATACGAAATTTTGGAGGAACATAATATAAAATTAGATGATTTAATATATTAATATATGAATACATTAGATAAAAAATATCAACAACTACTAAGTGATATTATTGCATTTGGTGTGGAGAAAAAAGATAGAACCGGAACTGGTACTATATCAGAATTCGGACATCAAATCCGCCACAAAATGAGTGAAGGGTTTCCATTACTCACTACAAAAAAAATGGCATGGAAGCAAGTTGTATCAGAACTACTTTGGTTTTTAACAGGCCAAACTAATATTTCTTTTTTACTAAAACATAACAATCATATTTGGGATGGTGATGCTTATAAAAACTTTGTAAATAAAGTAGATTCTATTTGGCAAAAAAGTGCAGTGGGTGATTTAGATGATATGATTTATGATGGTCTCCTAATTGATGGCACAGATGAGAATGGTAAATGGTCTGCTAGAATACCAACAAAAGAAGAATTTATTGGAAGGATAAAATCGGATGTAGAGTTTGCAAAACAATGGGGTGATTTAGGACCAATCTATGGTAAGCAATGGAGAAAGTGGGATGGTAAGAATGGAAGGATTGACCAGATAGATGATTTAGTAAGAGAACTTAAAACAAATCCCGATAGTAGAAGATTAATGGTATCTGCTTGGAATGTAGGTGAGTTAGACCAAATGGTATTACCACCTTGTCATTATGGATTTCAAGTTTGGACAAGAGAAGAAGATGGAAAACGATATATTTCTTTAATGTGGAATCAACGAAGTGTAGATACATTTTTAGGATTACCATTTAACATTGCTTCTTATGGATTACTACTTCATATTATAGCAAATGAGGTAGATATGATACCGGATGAATTGATTGGTAATTTGGGAGATACTCATTTGTATTTAAATCATATTGAGCAAGCCAAAGAACAAATCGGTAGAGATTCATTTGATTTACCAAAATTAAAAACCGATGCAAAGATGGATGGTATATGTTGTAATGTGCCTGATGATTTTGTATTAGAAGGATACCAATATCACCCAACAATTAAAGCACCTCTATCAAACTAAAACATTATGGCAAATAAATTTTATAAAATTATAGATACCCCAATAAAAGAAATTGATGAAAAGGTCTATCAGGTACAAACGTTTAATCTTAACTTAAAAGATTTTTTAAAAACTTATTTTGATAAAGAACTATACATTTATGGTCCTTCAATCGAAACTAATCAAATTAGAGCAATAATCATTTAATTATGGCAACAATAGATGTAAAAATCCAGCACCCAAAGAGGGTAGAAAAGCAATGGGGTTATGAATTATGGATTCATAATGACCCACAATATTGTGGTAAACTTTTAGTATTCACAAATTCGGGTAATAAATTTTCAATGCATTATCATATGTTGAAAAACGAAACTTGGTATATTCAAGAAGGAGCATTTCAATTTGATTGGATTGATGGTGAGAAAGCAGAAAGATGTTACACTCAATTACAAAAAGGTGATGTAGTTTATATCCAAAAAGGATTACCACACCAACTAACTGCACTAAGCGATAATTCAGTTGTATTTGAAGTTAGTACAGAACACTTTGATGAAGATTCATATCGTGTTTATAGAAATGGACCACAAGATTTAGAATAATGACATATATAACAAAACATCTTCCTTCATTAGAAGAACTTAAAAAAGAATTGGAAGAATATCCTGAAAAAATTAAATACTATACAAAGTATCAAGGGTTCGAAGGGCCTACTGGAACTACCGATTATATAATTGAAAAATTAGAAGAATATTATAAAAACAAAAAAAATGAAAGTACAAAAAATTAACGAATCTCCTATTACACAAGAAGATATAAATCTATACAAAAATGCTATATCTAAATTAGAAGGAATCGTATTCAATGCATCTGATGTTAATATCGATAAAAGAATTATAACAATTCGTTTGGGTAATATTGAAGATGAGTTAACATTGGTAAATCCAAAGGTAACAAAATATTCAGAAACACCATTAGTTTATTTTGAAAAAGATACAAACAAGTCTAACAAAGTTAGAAAAACAATTAGAGCTCCTTATCTTCTTATTGATACCGATAATTTAGGAAAAGTTGAATTCAAAGCCGAAAAGAACGATTGGAAAAACTCTGATGAATTTTTTGGAGATGTTGGGTTATTGGAATGTGTATTGGTACAAAGAGCAATTGATGCGATTAATGATATTGATATCACACACCCATCACGTCAATATTCAGAAACGATTACAAAAGATAAAGAGCCTGGTAGAAATGAAAGAGTTATGTTACAAGGACCTGCTGGTGAAATGGAATTTGTAAAAAGTAAAAAGGTTGATTCCTACCTACAAAAAGGATGGAACTTAATTTAATTCTAAACAAATGGCAAAATTAATATTTATCATAGAAGAAGAAGAAAATAGA